TCAGCGAGACGGTTTAACCGGCCGTGCGCCTCGCACATAACGCGCCGTCATGCCCGGTCCGCTGTGACCCGCCAGGCGCTGTCCGGCCTCCAATCCTTCATCGATCGTCTTGTGGGTCACGCCGCGCGCGCGGAGATCGCGGAACTGAAACTTCGCCTTGTCGATACCGGCCCGCTCGCGTGCCTTGTCGAAGCGCGACCGCAGCTTGCCCTTCGTAAGTGGATAGCCTTCCTCGTCGCGCAGCAGGTAGGGAGAGACGTCGACCTTCGAACCACGCCAGGCCAGCAGGCGTTCGATCAGTGCCGCGAGATCGCCCGTGATTTGCACCGTAACGAATGCGCCCGTCTTCTGCGTACGGAAGATGAGGTTGCCGCGCACGATGTTGGAGCGCTGCACGCGCAGGACGTCCGAAGGGCGTTGTGCGCAGAGATCGGCCAGATCCATCGCGTTGCGTAGCGGCTGGTCGGCCACCGTGTAGACGGCTGCATATAGCTCGTCATCGATGAGGATGTCTTGGCGCCCGGTCTCCTTCTTCCCGCGCACGCCGGCGCACGGGTTCGCGATTGTCATCATGCCCCACAGCCGCCCGCAGTTCAGGACCAGCGACAGCACGGCCTTCGTGCGGTTCGCCGTTACGACACCGCGTTTCTCTGCCGTCGCGCGCCAGATTGTGGCGACGTCGGCCGGCGTGAGCGTGTCGAGCTCCCGATCGCCGATGACGGCCGCGAGCCTGGAGAGGAACAGGTCGTACATGCGTTGCGTCGCCGCAGACTTCTGCGGCAGCTCGCGTACGCGGTAGGCCTGCCCGAGCATGGCGAACGTGTGCCGTGTCGTTTCCGACGACGGCGCGCGGGCGCCTTCTAACTCGGCCCAACGTTGAAGTGCGACGACGCGATCGGTGCCGAGCGGCTCGAGAATGCGCCGCCCGTCCACCTCGCCGTGATCGTAGTAATAACGCAGCGAGCCGTCCGCGTTCTTGCGCGAGCGGAAGCGCGGGATCGCACCTGGAGTTTGTGCCTTGCCCGCCATCACACTGCGCCGAGATTCAGCGACGTGAGACCGGCGGGCTGCGGTGTGCGCGCTTGTTTGGATTCGATAATTCCCATTTGCTTGTCGTGGTAAGCGCGTGCGACCAACACGCGGCCGTGTACGTCGACGACATGCGGCCAACCCTGCCGAGCGAGCCACAGGATTTGGCGCGCGCGTTGCGGCGTGCCGGTCAGTTCGCGCAGCTCTTGTCGGCCGAGGTACGCGCCGGTGCCGCGCTGCGAGCCGCGACGTGAATATTCTTGCATGGTGATTTTCAACGCGTAAAGAGGGGACACGCAGAACAACTAGTGGACTCGTGGCTAACACGGATATCGACGGTAAGTCGTTGATTCGTAATGGTTGTGTGTGCCACTAGTTGCCATGAAAAACCCGTGGCACCCCCTTCCGACTCGTGGCCTAAAAAATAGGCAGCGCCCGCGACTCGTGGCAAAACGCGCGCAACTCGTGGCATGGCTTTTTGGTCAATTTCCGCCCCTTCTACGTATTCTTTCTTCTTCTTTTTCAATGAATTAGAGAGAAGAGAAAAAGGGACGGCGGCGGTCGGCGCAAAAACCGGACTAGTGGCAAAAACGCCCCGACTAGTGGCAATTCCAATGCGATTCATGGTGGCACTCTTCTCAACAATCAAAGACTTACGAGCGGACAGCCCCGAAAACCACGATTCGCGTGCGCTGCCTGCCCGTTCCCTGTGGAAAAACCGGCCCGCGCGTCCCCTCTCCCTCGAGGCCCGCGTAGTTGCTCGGCCGTTTCGGCTTGCGGGGGGTACGGGGGGAACCGGACAGCACGGCGGCCGCGTGACGACGTGCGCCGATTGCTGCGCGCATCGACGCACGCACCGGAAACCCGAATACAGGGCCGCTACGCGGCCGGAAAGAATGAGGGAAGGGGTACGGCCGCACGGCGGCCGCATCGGCTGAGAGCGGGTCATGCTCGACCCCGCTGCTCGGTCGCGTCGGTGGCCAGGTCTTCGCGGACGGATACGTGCAGACCGAAGCCGGCCAGGCGTTCGAGCGAAATCGGCGTGAGGTACGGGACGCGGCGCGTGTAGATGCGACGCTCGACTTCCTTCTCGCCGACGACGACGCCGGCGTGCTTGAGCTGCGCCTTGAACACGCGGTCGGATTTCACCGGTAGGCCGTTCCATTTGTCGCGCAGCGCGCTCGTGTGGGCGATGTGGTCCATCACGTGGCCCGTGCGCATCAGCAGGCAGAACTCGCCGTCGACCATGTCGAACGTGTACGGGTGCTTGTAGTTGCCGCCGTCGATCTCCGACAGCACGGTTTCCATGATCCAGACCCACGGCTCGCGATCGGCGCTCGTCTCGGCGATGTGACCGTTCATTTCGGCGAGCAGGTCGCGCGGGAAGTCTCCTTCGCTCGGGTCCATGCCGGCGAACTCGCACAGGTAGCGCCAGGCGAGCGCGACGGCCGCATAGTTGCCGGCCATCCGCTTCGCGCCGTCGTCCTCGCCGCTCGCGCGGCAGTTGGCCAGCGCCTTGTCGCGCAGCGTCGCGTACTGGTCGGACACGGCGCGCTTGTCCAGGCCGGCGAGGAATTCGAGCCACTGGCGAACCGGGAAGCGCGGCAGGTCGTCGGGCATCAGCGGGCCGCGCTTGCCGGTCAGCGTCGTGCGCACCAGCTTGCCGAGCAGGCTGCGCACGGGCACGTCTTCGCCGGCCAGCATCACGGGCGCGCACAACAGGTATTCCGTCATGTCGGTGCCGCGACGTGTCACGGTGTACTGGTAGTTCTCCTGCAGCAAGCCGACCGCCTTGTCGATCACGTCCTGCCGACGCGCGGACAGCTCTTCCCATCCGACTGGGTGGCTCGTGTGGCTGATGCTGGTCAGCAGACGGAACTCGGTCTGCAGCGACTGCCCGGAAAACATCGTGAACGCGAGCGAGCGCTCGAGGCGCTTGATGAGTGTCGACTTACCCGCGCCCTTGTTCGCCTGGATCGTGATGTGCGGCCAGAAGCCGAGCAACGCTTTCAGATGGCCGCCGAGTGCCCACACGAGCGGAATCGTCGCGGCGTTCTGCTTGAACGTCGCCTGGTACGCGGTGATGACGCGCCGCGCATCGCTGGCGGGGCCGGTCGGGAAGGTCAGGTTGTGATACGGGCATTGCTTGTCGGCTTCGGTGAAATAGCAGTCCGGGCCTTCGTTGACGATCAGGCGGCCGTCGCGCCAGGCGAGCCCGACGAAGTTTGCCGCCTGGCGCGCGCCGAGATCGGCACCGCGCTCGAGGATGTTGACCATGCGCTTGAACGGCGCCGGCGCCCATATCGGGCCGAACTTGCCCCACTGGTCGACGTTGTGCAGTTGGTCGTCGAGCATCACACGGCGCACGAGCTGCGCGCCGTGGCGCGGCGCCTGGACCGACACGGCGAAATAGACGGTGGGCGCCTGGTCGGCGTCGCCCGTCATCGTCGACGTCGCGCTCGCTACGGACACGCGGCTGATGCCGGCGATGCGGAAGCCGCACAGGTCCGTCATGACGGGCGTTTCGACGCCGCTTTCCTCGTTCTTGTCCATCTTCGTGATGTAGCTGGTGAAGTCCGGCCGGACGCGGAAACGCCAGTACTGCGCGAAGTCGTGCGATGGCAGGAAGATCCGCGGCCGGCCGCGACGCGTGGCGTCGCCGGCGAGGCCGGCGATGAGCCACGGCTCGAGCTGGTCGAGTGCGCGCTGCAGATCGGCCGGGCCGCGCAGTTGCAGGTAGTCGTTCACGTCGTTGATCGGCTTGACGGCCTTCTCGCCGTCCGCGAGGTCGGCGAACCAATTCGCCTGGTCGACGAGCACGGCGCTGATGTTCAGCGCCGTGAGCCGTTCGTAGAGCGCCCAGGCAGCTTCCGGCCCAGGCCGGCGGCCGGCACGCGGGTGGCCGTCCGCGAACGGCTCGTCGTTGTCCAGGCAGATCACGACCTGTTTGCCGCGCAGGAACGCGAAGTCGATGCCGTCGACGTTCGCCAGGCCGCGAAGCGCCAGGGCGGCGGCGCCAGGCATCGCGCAGGTGTCGATCGACAGCGCGTTGATCGCGCTTTCGACGATGAACACGCGCTTCGCCTTCTCGAGCCGGCGCGGATCGGCGGTCCAGCCGTAGCCGGTCTTGTCGCCCTGGGTCTGCGTCTTGACGCCGCCGTTGAGCGCGGGATCGACGTAGCGCATGTCGACGGCGACGACGCGCGCGTCGCCCGGTGCGCGCACGATGAACGCAGCGGCCGGGCCGGCGTGGCCGACTTCGCCGGCGGCGATCTTCGAGCTGGTCCACGTGTTGAAGCCGAGAGAGCGCGCGGCGATCGCCGCGTCGATCGCGGCTGCGGAAATGCCGCGGCCGACGAGGTATTCGCGCACCTGGTCGCGCTCGGCGAAGCACCGATCGGCGATGTATTCGACGGTCGTTTTCTCGCGGCGCTCGGCCGGCCCCTGGCGGTCGAGCGGGATGCCGTACGCGTCGTGCAGGTAGCGCACCGCGTCGGCGACGGTGCCGCCGCGCGTGTGAATGACCAGGTCGATACACGAGCCGCCGACGTCGGCGCTATGGTCGCGCCAGCCGGTGCCGTGCTTCGGGTGGTTCACGTAGATCGACAGGGACGGGCTCTTGTCGTCGTGCTGCGGCGAGTGGTACAGCGCGCGGTCACCGCCGCGACCGCGCTTCAAGCCGAGGCGATCGGCGAGGTCGTGCAGGTCGATGCGTTGTTTCAGTTCGTCAATCGAGGCCATCGTTATTGCGGTTGCTGTTGATGCAGGGACAGGGCGGCAGGATTGCCGGGCGTCGCGGGGCTGTCGACGAGCGCGCGTAGCGCGCCGGCCGACGCGGGGAAGGCAAGCGCCAGGCGATCGCCGAGGATGCTGACGAACAGCGCGAGCGCCGCGATGCGCTGCAGGCTGCCGGCCTCGTGGTCGAAGCGAAGGACGTCGGCGGCCGCTGCGATGGAAGCCGCGAGCGCGGCATCGTGAGGGGTAGTCGTGCGCGTCATGCTGCTGCGCCTCCAAGGATGTCGTGATGGTTCTGCTGCAGACGTTGAACGGCGTGCTGCAGCTCGTAGCGCGAGGTGATCGCCTGGTCGAGCATGGTGCGCAGGCGCTTGCGGTTGCGTTCGAGATTCGACGTGGCGTTCGCGAGGGCTGCGGGACGCGTCGCGCCGTGGCCGATGCGGATGCCCGATATCAGGTGCGTGACGACGCACTTTTCGGGGTGGCCGTCGTGCAGGTGCGATTCGGTGTGAATGCCGAACGTGGCGCCGGCGTCGTTCGGGATAGCGACGTGATCGCCTGCGACAGTGCGCAGGCCGGCCGAAGTCAGCAGCTCGTAACGAATGGTGGGCTCGTTCGTCATCGCGTCAGCCCCGCGGCGGAACGGTCCAGGCCAGCGCCGCGACCAAGACGATCATTGCGACGACACCGATCACAAAAGCGATCGGCCGCGCGAGCCGAACGTCGAACAGGCGCAGCACGTCGGCGGCCAGGTAGTAGACGCCGGTGAGGGAGAGCGCAAGCATCAGCAGCACGCCGATGCCGAAAACGTAGGGCTTCATGGTGTGGTTCCAGGTGAGTGCGCCGGCGGCCGGCGCGAATGGTTCAGTCGAAGTCGTTCGCGGCGCGGCGTTTCCCGTCGATGGTCGGCAGCTCGGGCGCCGGTTCGCGATCGCGCCATACGTTCGCCGTGCATTCGAAGGCGTGGCGCGCGGCCGGACACAGGGCGTCGAAATTCCCGACCATGCGCAGGCGGCGCCACATCGCGCGCAGGTCGAGTTCGGTGAGGGGCGCGCGCATTGCGTCAGTGCATCCAGTCGAGCACCGGTGTGCCGCGCGCTAGGTCCCACGACACGACGAAGCCCAAGGCACGGGCGTACGCGACGAACACATCGGCGCGTACGTCGGCAGCGGAGATCTTCGTGAGGTAGGCGACGCGCTCGTCGTAGGACAGCGATTGAGCGAGTGCGGCGATCGGTGCGGGGATCAGTGTTTGCATACGGCCTCCAAGAAATTTCAGGCAAAAGGAGTCCCTCACGCCCGCAGAGCGGGCGCGATGGGTGTTCAGCGAACAGGGGGTTAGGGCTTAGGCGTCGAGCAGCGGGAGCTGTCGCGAATCGGTCGGAAGCCGATCAACCTTGCCGATCGGCACGTACACGTGCGGATTCGGATTGAGGCTCGGCGCGATCGTATGGACGGTCGCGACGTGAATCTTGTAGGTCGTCGCGCATTCGATGTTCGTGCACTGGCAGTACGCCTCGCGAACGAGAGCGGACAGCGTGCGGCTGGTTCGAATGACGGCGCGGCTGCCGCAGTGATGGCACTTCAATTTCATTCGGGATGCTCCTACGGGCGGCTGCATTCGCCGCGACCTTGGCGCGCGCATTGGCAGAACATGCCGACTTCACCCAAGGTCGCGACAGCGTCGAGATATTTGCGGGTCACACAAACGAAGCCAACGGCGGCAACTAGCGTGTCAATCTTGTCGATGACGATGCCCTTGCCGCCGCTCAAAAAGCGGCTGACTTCGGAGTCGTCCCATCCGAGCGCTGTTTGTACTTCGTGACGTTTAGGACCATGCAACGCATGGCGCAACGCGGGTTCGATTAGGGCGGGTGGTTGCATGACTCAACGCCTGGCAAAAGAGGTTGAGTGCGGTTGAGCCGTGGAGCCGGTAACTTTGGCGCGGTACCGTTCAACGCCCTCGAGGTAGATGAGACGGGCGACGCTCGACGTCGACCGGTTCAGAAACGTGGACAGTTCTTCTAGCGCGCGGCGTTCATCCGGCATAAGCCGCATGTAGACGGGCTTGCTGGATAGGACGCCGCGCGGAGAGCGTGTGATGGGAGCTTTCTTGCGAAGCATGGCGGTATACTTTCCCTTCGTTAACCTTGCACAAGCTAAGTGTAATTGCCAATTTGGCAAATTGCAACGGAAAACTTGCCCGTATGGAAATTTTTGGTGAGCGTTTAAAAGCGGAACGAAAGCGGCTCGGCCTTAAACAGGCCGAGCTTGCCGACCGAGCAGGGACGACCAACGTCGCCCAAAGCCGCTACGAGAGCGGCGATCGTTCGCCTGATTGGGGGTATTTGTCTGCCGTAGCCCAAGCTGGGGTCGACGTGCTCTATGTCCTGACAGGGCAACACAGCACGTTGGAGCTATCGGCGGACGAACATGTCTTGTTGGCGGGATACCGCTCGCTCGACGCGCAGGGGCGCGCCGGCGTGCTGGGCATGATCGGGGGAATGACGCAGCCAGTCACCGCTGCACCGTCTGCCAAGAAGGCCACGACGGTTCATCAGAATTTTCAGGGCGCTAGCGTCGGGCAGCACGTCACTGGTGATGTGACAGGCCCCTTCTCAATCAACATGAGCGGCGCAGGGCGGAAGAAGAAGCGAGAGAGTTGACTGTAGCGAAAGTGCACTACACGGCAGGGCCAGCCGTAGGAGAAAAAGAAGTCAATGAATCAGAAGTTCAGTGGTGATGTCGGGCAAGTCGCCGGCGGGGATGTGAAGAGCAACAGCGCGCAAACGAACGTCAATGTGCACTTCCACGGCAGTGAATCGAAGCCGCTCGTGCCGAAATTCATCAGCGACAAGCAGCGCAATGCGATCGCGCGAAAAGCATTCGAGATCGAAGAGAAGACGGGCACCGATAAGTTGATGGTGTACCGCCGGCTCATGACGGTGTTCGACTTCGAGCGAATGGATGAGATGCCGCGCAATGTGTACGAGCGGGCAATCAAGTACCTCGACGGCTGGATACGGAACGGCACGCTAGGTCAGGCACCTGCTGCGCCTGGACACCGGGAAGACAAAGCGGCGACGGCCGCCTCGTCGCAATCAGTCGTGCCGAGCGAGTCGCGTCAAGAGCATCCGGTGCCGCCGGCTGTGACTGCATCGGCTCGAGCGCCCGAACCGTCACGGGTGGATGTGGCGTCGCAGGCTCCGACTTCCGCGCCAGCGCCATCACCCGCACCACGGCCAGCACCGGTACCAACTCAACAACAGCAGCGATGGGTTTGGCCTGCAGTGTCGATCGTGGCAATTGCAGCTGCGGTCGTTGCGGCCGTGCAGTACGTCGGGGCGCACCAACCTAATACGCCCTCGCAAGCCCAGGCCGCAGAGCCTGCGCAGCATTGCGAGTACGGCGGCGATCGCTATTCACCAGGCAGCGTCGTCATGCAGGCCGGTGTTCGCCGGCAGTGCGTCGCCGTCGTGGGCGGGGCAGCATGGCAGAAAGCCGATGCGGCTCGCCGATGACCTCCTATACCAATTTCCAACAGGCGCAACGCGCTACCTATCCGAGGGACCTATGAAGAAACTGCTCAAAGTGCTTGGCATCGTCGTCGGTGTCGTTTTCGCTATCGGGATCGTGGGAGCCATTTTTGGCGAGAAGCCGACCACGGGAACGTCGACAGCGTCGAACGCAGCAACCGGAACTTCGACTGCCTCGAACTCGGTAAGCGAGGCATCCAAGCCGGTTGAGAAAGTCAGTGTGACCGCCGGAGCGCTTTTCACTGCATACGAGAAAAACGAAGTTGCCGCAGACCAAAAATACAAGGGCAAGGCCCTGTCGGTGAGCGGAACGATTCAGAGCATCGATAAGGATGCGTTCGACAATATCGTGGTGAAGCTGCGGTCCAGTAACGAATTCATGCCCGTCAACGCGTACTTGAGCAAAGAACATGAAGCACTTGCGGCGTCGCTCGAGAAAGGCAAGAAGGTGACGTGGACCTGCGAAGGTGATGGCCGCCTGATCGGTAGCCCGATGCTGCGTGATTGCACGCCGGCGTAACAGTCGGTGCGCGAGTAAGCTGAAGCCCGCGATTGCGGGCTTTTTTGATGCGGCGGGCAAACGGCTCGTCCGTCGAGGGCGCTACTCGCTTCCTTCGGATTCGATCTCCGGCACCTCGCTCGCCTTGACCTCTAGGTCGAGGTCCGATGTAAATCCGCCGTTACCGTCGATCGAATGTGTAACGCGCGCAATGATCCAGTTGCAATCATCAATGACACGTTTGTAACCGCGCACGGTTACAGGTAATTCGGTCATCAGCTCGGGGCGGCCGAGCGCCAGCACAATGCTGAACTCTGCAACGCCGCGCTGCAACTTCTCCCATTCCGCTTTCGCCGCGCGCGTCGCGTTCGCCTTGTTCGCGTACGTGTGCCGCAACGTCTTCACGTTCTCGGCCGTGCCGAACAACACGTCGCCGCTCTTGTCGATCGGCTTCTTCTTCGCTGTCGTGCGACGCCGGCGCCGCTTCACGGTTGTCGACTGCTTCTTCGCGGTGCGCGTGTTCAGGTAGAACGCCTGCACGCCGGAATACGTGTCTCGATCGGCGACGCCGAACTCGTGACGGTCGCCGACGTCGCGCGTGATCGTGACGGCCGGCAGCGGCTTACCGCTCGCCGTAGTTGCCTCGCCGGCCTTGATGAAGAGCAGCAGCCCGTTCTTCACGGTGGCGATCGCGTCGAACATCTTTGCCAAGCGCGACAGCAGATTGGCGTCCGACTCGGCCGTCTGGTCGATGTGGTCGACGAGCTGCCCGTCGAGCGCCTTGCTGATACGCGCCTCGACCTTGTTTTGACTGGCGATTGCGCGCACGATTGCGCCGACCGTCTGCCGATGCCAGGAGCGCTCCTTCTTGATCGACAGGCCCGCGCGCAGATCGACGCTACGCGCGCGGATCGTCAACACGTCCGGCGTGCCGGTGTGCCGAACCTCATCGACCATGAATTCGCCCTTGTCGACCAGGCCGTTCGCCGCGCCGGCCCAGCCGATCGCCAACTTCAGCGTGACGCCGCGACTCGGGATCTCGAGGGCGCCGTCAGAATCGTCGAGGCTGATATCGAGCTGGTCCGCTTCGAAGCCGCGGTTGTCCTGCAGCGTCAGCGAGATCAGCCGGCCGTCGAACTTCTTCGTGATGTTCTTCCCGTTGAGCGTGATTGAGTAGATCGCACGCGGCACGCGATCGTCGGCGATCGTGACCTTCTGCACCAGGTCGGCGCCAGGGATGTCCGACAGGTTCATAACGAGATCGCCCCCTTGATGGCGTCTGTCACGATGCCGAGCATGTCGAGATCGTCGTTGCGCGTCAGTGCAATGGAAAACTCGATGCGGCGCGCGGTGCCGTCGTCGAAAAATAGCGTGCGCGTCGTATCGATGTTGTCGATCGTGAACATGCCGTAAATATGGCCGGTGCCTTCGATCAGCGGCCAGGCGGTGTGTTGGCCCGCCATCGCTTCGATGACGGCGAGTGACATATCGCCGCCCGTCAGCTCGGGCAGCAGCACGCCGGACAGGCTGATGGTTTCGTCGTCCTCGCCGACGTACTGCCGCGCGGGCTTTCTGCCGACGCGGTTGTTGCTGGCGAAGCGCCAGCCGCGCCGGCGCTTCAGCTCCTGGTAGGGTAGGGTCGACAGGCTGAACACGAACAGCCCGAGCGCCATCATCATGACAACCTCTCCTTCAATCCCGGTCGCGTAGGCGCGATCGGTCGCGTGCGGCCTGCGCGGCCTGTTCCTGGTGCATCACCTGCAGCACCTTCCGTGCGAGAGCATCCTCATCCATGCCCGGCGCCGCATACACCTGGATCGTGATCGGCGCCGGCGCGACCGGCGCGCGCGCGGCGGCCGACGCGACCGTGAGCGGTGGCCGGTTGTCGACGGTGAGCGGTGCGCCGCCGGCGATCGCCGCGCCCGTGATGCTGATGCCGGCGCCGGCGGCGACGATCCGCTTGCCAACTTCGAGCACCGTCGACAGCGGCCCGTCCTGACCCTCGCGCAGCCCCTGCTCGAGGCCGGCCATTGTGAAGCCGCCGAGCGCGGCAAACACGCGGCTCGGCGAATGGATGCCGAGCTTTTCCTTGAACCAGCCGATCACGCTGCTGCCGGCCGACGTGATCGCATCCTTCACCGCTCCCAGACCGCTTTTGATGCCGTTGACCAGGCCGGACATCAGGTTTGCGCCGAATTCGATGAAGCGCGCAGATACCTGCGCAAAAATCACGACGATGTTCGCGAGCCACGCGCCGAACCCCTTGCCGGCATTGGTCGCGGCGTCGAGGCTCTTCTTGCTGGTATCGACCGGTCCCAAGAGCCGAGTGATCCAGCCCCACGCGCTCTGCACCGCTCCGACCAACCAGTCGAACACGGGCTTCAGAGGCGCGAACGCCGCGCCGAGCGTCGCGAGCACGCCGCTGAAGATCGGCGCGAGCGGCCGGAGGCCCTCGGTCAGGCCCTGCCAGAAGCCGGAGAAAAACGCCTTGATCGGCTCCCAATACTTGATGACCAGGAGCGCGGCGAGCGCGATGCCGGCAATCACCAGTCCGATAGGGTTCATCAGCGCGGCGCGGCCGACGAACAGTAGCGCTCGCGCGACGGCGCCGAGCGCACGCACGAAGACGCCGCCCTGGATGCCGAGCAGCGACATGCTGAAGCGCACGATCGCCAGTGGGCCGAGGACGCCCGCGAGCGCGATTGTCAACGTGCCGAGCACGGCGAGCAGCACACCGAGGGCGGCCGCGCCGATCGCAACCGCACGCGTGAAATTCGGGTATTCCTTCGCGAAGCCGAGCAGCCGCTCGAGTACGCTCGTCGTCAGCTCGAGCGCGCGGTTGTACACGGGCAGCACCTGCTCGCCGATGACGGTGCGCAGGTTGCGCACCTTCTCGAGCGCGATCAGCTCCTTCCCTTCCGTTTGCTTCTGGCCCAGCTCGTGCAGCTTGTCGATGCCGTACGCGCCACGATTGAGCTTTTCGTTCTTGTGAATCTGCTCGCGCTGCATGTACATCGTGGCGAACAGGTTCGCGCCGTTGCCGTTCGTCATGATCGTGGAGAATTCCTCCAGGATCTTCGCGTCGGACGTGATGCCCTTGGCCTTCAGCTTCGGCAACAGCACCTTCTCCAACCACTCGAACGGCGACGCGTTGAAGAGGTCGCCACCGATCAGCGCGCCGGGCTTGATGCGCTTCACGTTGCCGATCGTGTTGTACTCGACCGATTTCTTGTCGACGAGCCCCAGCTCGACCAAGCGCTTCGCCGCGCGCACCGTGGTCTTGCCCTGCATCAGGTTGCTGTACGCGGCCTGCACGCCGGTGCCTGCGGCATGCCCGCCCATTTCCTGAATCAGCGGTTCCATCTGGTAGTAGAACGCGTCCTGACGCATCTGCTTCGCCGCGACTTTGCCGGTCTGGATGAAGTTGCGCCACTCGTCGCCGCCGACGCGGCCGCCGGTCGCGGTCAACACCTGCTGGACCATGTTCGCTTCGCCCTTGAACGCTGCTTCGCTTTTCGTGCCGCCGCGCAGCTCGATCACCTTCAGCATGTTCATGAACTTCTCTTCGTTCTCGTGCCCCTGGCCGGCACCGAACATCGCCTCGTTCGCGAACTTCATCTTCGCGAGCGTCGGCATCACCATCTGCGCGTGATGCTCGTCCGCGAAGATGGACATCGCGTCGCGCATCAACGTCATGTTCTCGGCGACCGCAACGCCTGGCGTGTTCATTGCGCGCACGTAGCGCTCGGCGTCCTGCGTCGCACGGTCGCCCAGGCCGAGCCCCTGGATGCGGCCCCGCTCGTTCTGGACCTTCTTCGCCTCGGCGAGCGGCTCGCGCAAATCGTTGAGGATGTGCGAGCCGGTCGCACGCGCGGCATATCCGCCGATCGCCATTTCTGCCGCTGCACCGCGCATAGCGCCCATTTTTGCGCGCGCGTCCGCGATGCGCTTCTGACGCGTGTTCAGCGCGTCGAGCCGGCGCGATTGGGCGTCGATCGCGCCGGTTGTTGCGGCGATGTCGGTGCGCAGCGTGCGCTCGTGCTGGGAGAGCTTGCCCGTGTCGACGCCGGCGCGGTTCAGCCGCGTGCGCAGCTCGTCGACGCTGGCGGATTGCTTCTTGAACGCGGCACCGAGCTTCGATGAGGCTTGCCGCGCCTTCGCCAGCTCGGCAACCATCTGTTGAGACGGCGGCCCGTACGAACGCAACGACGTCGCGAGTTCCTTGACCTTCTTCTGCGCGTCGACGAGCTTCGTCGCGGTGTTGGCGAGCCCGGTGCGCATCTCGCGGAACTCGCCAATGCGCCGCTGCGTATCGTTGAGTTCCTTGAGGCGCGCGCGGGAGTCCCGCAGCTCCTTCACGAGAGTGCGGTTCTTGGTGGCGATCTCGCGGATCGGCCGGCTCGCCTGGTCGAGCGCCTTGAGGACGACCTCGAGGCGCAGGGAACGGTCACTCATTCATCGCCCCGTTCGTAGCGGACGCGCGCGTGCTCGCGCCAGGTCATCAGTTCATCCAGCGACATGGCGTTCATCACGTCAGGCGTCCAGTGGAAAACGAAGGCGATGTCGGCCATCACTTCGTCGACGGATCGAGGGATGCGTCCTGCTTCACGGAGTTCGGTACCAAAAAACCGGCAAGCTCCGTGCCGAGCTTGACCAGGTCGGCCGGGTCCATGCGCAGCACGTCCTGCTCGGTCAGCATCGGATTGCTGATGCGCGGGAGCACCTTCGACAGGGCGATGACGTCGAGCTGCAGGACATCGGTGAGTGTGACGCCGCGCAGCGCACCGCTACCCGACATGGTCAGCGTGACAGCATCGATTTTTTGCTCGCCGCGCGCGATCGGGGTGTCGAGCGGCAGCGGGTCGGTTCGTTTCAAAGACATGGGCGTTCCTTAGAAGGTGAGGGGATAGGGGTTACAGGCCGAGCGCGCGGCGCTGTTGGGCGAGACGATCGACGCCGCCGACCATTTCGATGAAGTTCGGGAAGTCGATCTCGATCAGGGTTTCGCCATTGACGACGAGGCGGTAATACGCGAGCGACATCGTGCCGGTCTGGTCGGCGTTGTCGCCGGCCTTGGCCTTGCCGGGGTCGATTTCCTTGTAGCGGCCGCGCACGTACACCTCGACCGCGTCGACCGCTTCGGTGTCGTCGCGCTGATAGGAGCCGGCGAATCGCACGGTGACACCGTCGACCTTCGAGGTGCCCCACGTCTTGAACATCTCCTTCATGAAGCCGCCCATCGTGAGGCCCAGCTCGAGCTTCTCCATGCCGAGATCGATGTCGACCTCGCCGTTCATGCCGCCGCCGCGATACGCCTCCATCTTGCGGGTGAGCTTCGGCAACTGGATTTCCGGCACCTCGCCGACGTACGAGACACCGTCCTCGAACACGATGAAATTCTTGAGTTTGGATGGCAGAGCCATTGCGTTTTCCTATGGTGAGGGGCGAGCCGTCAGACGGCGATGCTTTCTGCGAACTTGAGCAGGTAGCGGTCCGTGATGCGCTGGCGGAACGTCAGGTCTTCAAGCGGAGGCGTCGGGCAGAAGTCGTAGTCGATGAAGCCATTACCAGCCTTCAGCGAATCCTTGTCGTTCGCGGCCGGATCGAACCAGCACTCGCCGTCGATGACGTAGCCGGCGTTTTTCCACATCCGGAACTTTGCGTTCACGCCATCGACGACGTCGCGAATCAGCGTCCGGCTCATCGGCTGGTCGACCGCCCACATGTGGGCCTCGGCCATCGTGTCCGCGATCACCTGTGCGCTGCGCACGTAATTCTCGAACGCCCACAGCTTGTCCTCGGAACAGGTGCGTGATCCCCACAGACGGTAACCATTCGCGTTCACCAGCGTGGTGACTTCGTGGCTGTTCAGGTAGCCGGCGTCGGTGTTCGGGTCCTGCAGGTCCCAGAACACGTCGCGGCTGATGCCGGTGACGCCGTTCACGACGACGTTGGAGATCGTCTTGTGCCAGCCGGTCTCCTCGTCGATCGTTGCGCGCATGCCGAGCGCACGCGCCGTCGCCCAGGTGATGTCCTCGGCGCTGGTCGTGGTGTTCCAGTTCACAAAGTCCGGCCAGATCGTCATCAGCTCGCGCTGGCCGAAATTCGCGCGGTAGGCGACGGCCTCTTCCTTCGTCTTCGCGCCGTACGCGTTGACGTAGCCAAAGCCGCGCAGCTTCTGCGCAATCGTCGCCAGCTCGGTCGCGACCGGCAACGTGTCGAGACCCGGACAGCCGAGCACGCGCGGCTTGACGCCGAGCCGAGTATTCGCAGCGAGCAGGGCCTTCATGCCGGTGTACTGGCCGTCCGCGGTCGTCGTGCCGATCACGTTGCTGGTCGTTGCGTCCGCGTCCTTGCCGGTCGGCACGCGCACGGCGACGATCAGCGGCGAGGTCTGCGCAGCGATCGCGTCGAGCGAACGCGCGAGCGTGCCTTTCGTGCCGGCGCGGCCGATTGCGGAGCGCACGTCCGTGATGAGGACGGCACGGTTTTCGGGGAAGGTGGCCGCGTCGGCGTCGTCGCCGGTGCAGACCATGCCGATCACGGCCGTGCTGACCGTGCGGATGGGGCGCGTACCGTCATTGATTTCAATGACGCGTACGCCGTGGTGGTAATCAGAAGGCAAGCTTTTCTCCCGGAAGTGAGCCTTCCGAAAGATTGCCTTCCGCGCGCGCGGAGATCACGCGCGGGAGGTTGTACAGCGGCAGGGCACAACCGAATCCGCTGCAGGATGCCGCTACGCCGCGACGGGAAGCGCGTCCAGCTCGGCGAGGCGCGCGGTGGCGACCTGATGGTAGGTCGGTTCGAGCTCGCAACCGATCCAATTCAGGCCGGCTTCCTTCGCTGCGGCGAGGAACGTGCCGGACCCGGCGAATGGATCTAGGACGACGCCGCCAGCCGGCGCCAGGCGTACGACCTCGCGCGCGAGTTGCGCCGGCTTCTCGGTCATGTGGCGCTTCGGGTGCGAGAGGCGCTCGGAGAACACGCCAGGCAGATACACGTCGGCGCGGCGCACGGCGCCCTTCGTCGCCCAGACCAGGAATTCGGTCTGCTGTGCGAAGCCGCCCATGCGCGGCCGCGTGCGGCCGCTCGTCTTGTCCCATACGGCGACGCCGCGCCAGGTGAAGCCGGCGGCCTGGATCGCATCGGTCAGGCTTGGCAACTGGCGCCAGTCGACGAAGCAGGCGAGGTGCGCTTCGTTGCGGCAGACGCGATAGGCTTCCGCCAGCCACGTCATGCACCAGAACGTCCAGGAACGCTGGTCCTTGGTGTCGTGCTGGAATTCAGGATAGACGGTCTTCACGTCGCCGCCGATGTACTTGCTCGATGGCGCCTGGCTGCGCGAAGCGCTCGTGGTGCCGCCGGACGAGTAGGGCGGGTCGGTGAAGACCAGATCGACGCACGCATCGGGCATCGCACGCATGACGCTCAAGGCGTCGGCCTGGTGCACGCGGTTGATCAGATCAGCGGAGAGAGTGTGTTGCATGGGGCGGATCCCTTGTATCGGAGGCTCGGGGGCCTGCGGGTAAGGGGCTCGCGGCCCTCAGAATATTCATCGCGCCGCAACGCGGGCATTTGATGGTGAGCCGGACGTATTCGCCGGCGCCGAGTTTGCGGTTACAGCTTCCGCATCGGATGTCCTGCATGGTGTGATTCCTGCCTGTGCTAGGATGCCGGCGCCTCTCGAGAGGTGTCGCGGCCCTGGCCAATCCTGCAGGCGTGCTCTGCTGGTGCGGGGCGTGCACGATGTTGCTGCATCGCGCACGTCGCCGCGTCCTTTCCTTCCTATGTCGCGTTACGCGACGTATTCGCCGCCGGCGAGCATGTAGCGGTCGGTCGAGCCGTACATCATCGACCCGTCCGCATTTGGCGCGCCACCTTCGGGCTTCGGTTCCACCAGTCGCCGCTGGATATACGCGAACGCCCCCTCGTCGGCTTCCGGCATTCCCGACACGAAAATCGTGACGCCGCCCTGCAGCGGCAGTTTCCCTGCCTTGAACGTCGCTTCCGATACGTAGCTCTGGACCGTCCCGCTCGTGAACTTCGACGCCGCGTCGATCGCGACGTTGCTGACCACGTGATAGGACGCCTGCGCGCCAGTCGATTCGAGAACGAGTGCTTTCTTGATTGCCATATTCGATTCCTGGAAAAGATGAAACGGGATTGCGGTTTGCGGTGACACGGGTCTGCGCGACTACGCGGGCAACTGCGGCCAGACGACGTCGAGCGGAAAGCCGGCTTGCTGCGGCACGTCGCGCAGCGCAGCGCGATAGCGCCGAAGGGCGGCTTCGCGATCGGCGTCGCCGGCGTCCGCCGCGCGCTCGACCAACCGATCGGCTTCGGCGAGCAGCGCGTCGCGCTCGGTGCGCACGCGCTCGGGCGCGCCGATCATCAATTCGTATTCCGCTGCAAATTCCGGCCACCAGGTCAACAGGTCTACCGGTGTCGGCTGCGGAATGTCGCGCGGGTACCAGATCGGCACCCATGCCGATTTCGTTTGCTTCAGTGTTTTCTCATCGACTGGGTGCGAGACCCAGTAATCCACGCAGCGCTCAAGCTTCGGAAATTTCTTCGCCAGAATGAAAGCCGCTTGCTCGACGTGAATCATGGTGTTCGTCATTGGTTCCTCAAAACGACGCCGTAGACAGTGATCGCGTTGGCCGTGCCGTTGCCCGGACCGCTCAGGCCGCAGACGACCCACGGCGCGGGTAGTGCACCGTTGAGCCGATCGATCGTGCCGAAATTGTTCACGCCGGAATCCCACTGCACGCGTGCGCCGGCGTTGGCCTTCGTGTTGTCGCGGTTGTACAGATCGTCGAGGATGGAACTCATCCACGCGCCGCGATACGCGCACCACAGGTTCCCGTCCGTTTGGAGAATAGTTTGGCCGCGCATATACATCGTGCCCCAGTCGTCTACCGACCATGTGACGGCGTTGTACGCGTTGTTGATGAGTTCAATGCCGCCAGCGCGCCGTGCGCGCAGGTACGTCACTGCGCCATCGGCCGCACGTAAGCCAAGGTCCGCATCCCATCCATCCCGCGCAAGCGTGAGGCGGCCCCACATCGACGTGCCGGCACGGTTGACGTAGTTGTTCGGCAAGAAATTCGACAGCCATCCGCCCCATTGGCTCCCGGACAGGTTTCCGTCGGCAGCGACCACAGACGTACCGCCCCCGGCCTGCAGCTCACCGCGTGCAGTAACCGTGCCGCCGTCGTTGACGGCCAGGTTCGCGGCCGTATTCGCGCCGTTTGTGACCATCCACTTCGCCGCCGACGCCTGCACCTGAATTCGCGGCGTGTACCCGTTCGAGTTGAAGGCGAGTTGCGACCCGTAGTCGCCTGCGCCATACAGAGTCACGGTTCCATTGACCTGACCGCCGACGTTCTTGTCGAGAGGCGTGACGTTCGCGCTGTCCCACGGCGTCGCACCGGCCCACATCGGGCGCTTCGCGAAGTTGACGACCTGGGAGGCACGTGCGATTTCCACGACACGCCGCTGCGTGACACCGTCATCGTCGATAGCGTTGAGCGCGAAATCGTCCGTATCGGATTTGCCGATCCGCCATCGGTTGACCGCCCCCCGACCGGTGACGATGTAGTTCGGAGCACCAATATCGCCGGTGAAGCGCGCGCCAACGAGCGCGGCATATCGGCTCGCTACAGTCTTCGGCGTCACGGCGCGCGTGTTGTCCGCGCCGTCGTTGACCTCGGCTTGCGTTGCCAGTTCGACGACGCCCTTGCGCTCGGTCGTCGCCGGCGGATTCAGGAACGTCGTCGGCCCGAAAACGAGCTTCGTCACGTCGATCGAGGTGAACACGGTATCGGCGGCCAGCAGCAGCATCGAGGCTGCCGCTTTTTCGAGGATCGGATCGTTCTGCACGTAGACGCCGAACAACACGCCGTTGTCCAGGTACAGCCCGAACCCGTACAGCTTGTACTGGTCCGCACTGTCGTCCTGGATCACGATGTGGATCGTGTCGTTGGCGACGGTATCGCCGCCGAACGTCGTGATGCGCTTCAACTCGCTCGGCAGCGCGGTCATGTCCGGTTTGAACACGAAGGCCGCCGTGGCGAGGCCAATCTGCGTGACCTGGTGTGCAGTGGTCCCGGTGTTGCCGGGTGCCACCAGTGCGGCGCGGCCGGCGTCCGTGATGTAGATGAGGTTTCCAGCCATGTTCGTTAGTCCGTGAGAGAAAGGCGGCGATAGACGGCTGAGCGCACCCCACATGCGACGCCGATCGGGCCGTGCATGCTGAAGCCTTGCGTGAAGGTGTAGTGGGCGGTGCCTCGCTTCGCGCGATCGACCTCGGCGCGGATGTCGTTGACGTACTGCGCGGTGGCCGGCACGCCGTCACGCGTACCGACCGTCATCACGATCTCGAACGTGCCCGGCACGCCTCGCGGCGTTTTCTCGAACCACTCACGCATCACGACGTTCGCACCGAACGACGCGCACACGTCGCGTACGGCGTCGGCAGTGCCCTTTGTGCGGGCGATCCGGATCGCGGATTTCACGCGTGCGCGCTTTACCTGCTCGGGCCATTCGTCGCGCCAGGTATCGACGCCCATGTGCCAGGCGAGCCAAGGCAGGAAGCGCAGCGGGATTCGATCCGGGTCCATCAGCGTGTCGATCTGGACCGGGATGTCGAGCACGTCCGCGTTGGCTTCGGCCAGGCGCCGCTCGAGCACGGTCGCGTTCGGCGGCAGCAGGGAGACGGCCCGCTTAGTCATCGGCTACCCCGCCGTCCATCAGTTCGATGCCCGTGCAGTACGGCGCCTGGTCGATCGCGATCGGCACACCTTCGGCTGGCGTGTCGAGCAGCACCTTCTGTACACCGGCAACGCGCATCGACGCGTACAGGCCGTCCTTCGTGACTTCGGAACCCGGCCGGTGCATCGATTCGGTGAATTGCTGCGTCTTCTTCAGCGATTCAGCGAGCACGACCGCGCGATCCGGGCCGTTGAAGAATCGCAGCGTCGCGCGGATCGAGTACCGGACAATCTTCGCGCTCTGCACGATGACCTCGTCCGCCTGCGGCCGCTTCTTTTCCAGCCCCTTCTTTACGATATCGATCAGCTCCTGACTGGCCGTGCCGTCGCCTTCGCGGGACAGGATCGTGACGATCATCACGCACGGCGACGGGCTATAGGCGGTGGCCGCTTTCACGCGCCCGTCAGCGGAACGTGCATGGAACACGTACGCATCATCGGGGCCCGCCACGGAGAACCCGCGCGGCGCGAGCTGGATGCGCTCGCGCAGGCTGTCGTCGTCCTCGTAGATAGGGTCGATGCCCTGGTCGGGATCGCCGGGAGAGATCAGGAGACGGTCGACGTCGAAGAGGGCGCCGATGTGCTCGAGCGTCTTGCCCTTCGCGTACGCGAGCAGGATCCCGCGCGCCTTCTCGTTCACGAGTGCCAGCAGCAGCATCTTTTCGTACGCGCCTTCCTGCAGCAGCTTCACCATCGGCTCCGATTCGAGCTCAAGTGTTGCCGCGATTTCGTCCTGCTGGTCCTTCGGATACAGCGAAATCAGGCGTGCCTTTTTCTGGGCTAGGATCGTCTCGTAGTCGAGTTCTTCGACGATGTCCGGTGCCGGGAGCTGCGACAGATCGATCGGCGTCGTTCTCATGCGGCACCTCGCCCGTTCGTCGCTGGCAGGCGCATGGAGAAGGCGGTGCCTGCGCGCGGGCCGTCCGTACGCTCGCCTTGCAGCTCGAGCACAGCGCCGCCATCGATGCCGGTGCTGCCGAAATCCACCTGGTTGACCTGGATGCGCGGCTCCCATCGGGCCAGCGCCATCACGGACGCCGCCATGACGCGCATGCGCATCAGAGGATTCACCGGGCCGTCGATCAGCTCGGGCAGCAGCGAACCGTACTCACGGCGCATTACGCGCGTGCCGAGCGGCGTAAACAGGATGTCCGCGACGGACTGCTCGATATGGGCCTGGCCGGCGATCGCGCGGCCGGTGCGTGCGTTCATGCCGTTCATGCGCCACCTGCGATCGGCTTCGAAGTCTTGGCGAATTCGCCCTGCGCCTGGTGCGGATGCTCTACAAGGCTGACGCCTCGCGACTTCACGTCGACGTCAGCAGTCACGGTGCCGGTGAAGTGCGCGCTGCCCTGAATCTCGATCACAGGGCCGCCCCCGCCGGCGCCGCTCCCACCCTTGCCGGTCGCGCCAGATTCGAACGTGAGCGGTCCCTTCACGAGCAGCGAGCCCGTTACGGTCGTGTCGTCGGCGTCGAGCGTGACGGATTGCGCCTTGACGGTCGCGGTATTCGTTTCGAGTGTGACGCTGCCCGGCGCGACGACATGCACGGTGGCTCCGGCCGGCAGTATGGCCGTCAGCGCGTGCGCTGCGAAGTCGTACGCGATGCGGGCACCGTCCCGATAGGCCCGGAGTTGTTCGTTCGGATTCGAGGTTGGGGCGTCGTGTTCGTCGCAATAAACGCCGGGCAGGAAGAGGCCCGTCGTCGGTTCGCCGGAAGGGCAAAGGAGCAGACCCGGCTCGCCGATCGACGGCGGGTCCCACATGATGCTGTCGCCGGTGCGCTGCGCGAGCCAGCGAATCCAGTCGGTTTGCAGGCCGCCGGATTCCACGCGTACGCGGCGGGCATCGTGATCGACTTCGATCACGGTGCCTTCGCGAAGGAGGCTCTCGATGCGGCGGTTCAGGTCGGCAAAATCATCCATGCGGCAAGGATGCCGCGCGCGCGGGAGAGGGTCACGTGTTCGGAGTTGTGCCATGTTGGGCGACAACGCAAACCCGGTCGCTCCTAGCACGGTGCCCGCTGACGGCCGTTATGTTTGCGGTGAGCTACGGCTCGGCAAGGGTGTCGCGAACTCGCAACGCACCACCTCCGTTCCTATGTCCACTGGACCTGGTGGGCAAATACCACTTGATTTCTAACCCAATCGCCGTAAAACGACAGAAACAGTCCAAGAATGACGAAGTCAACAAAGAGAGCTACGGTGTCGGAACAAAAATCATCTGACGATTTGGCGGTGCCGGAGCCGTTCCAGGAATGGCGCGAATGTAGCGCGGCCGCTCTCTTCATTGCATTCGCAATCCTGACCCTGTTTATTTGTAATTTTGCTGAAAGCATGCGCCCTTGGGTCGAGCTTCTTGATGGGGCGACATGGCCGGCCGACTGGGAATATCTCTACAAAAACCATTCTGTCTGGTTCAGCATGACGTTGACGACTCGGATACTGCTCAACTTGAGCCTTGTCCCAGCCGTTCTATTTGTGGGCTATGAATACTTTGTGTCGAGCCGGAGACGAGTCATGAAACTGCATCAATTACTTGAGCTGCGCGAGCGGGCGGTTCTACGCGCCGTTACGCTTTCGCTTGACGTCAACGAACAGCAACAGGCCGAAATCAATAAAGTGGCGCTCGCTGCGGCGAAGAATTGGGACGAGAACAATCTCGCGTCGATAGTTGGATCTCAAACGGCTCGGCGGTTAATGGAGCAAGAGCTGGTAACCATGGGCGCTAAAGGTCCAGGCGGCGTAACAATGAAAGGGCAGCAATCGTGAGTACTGCCCAATCAATTCAGCAATTAATAAGCCCAAGGATAGTGCAGGCGCTCCTTGATTCGTTAAGCGATGCACAATCCGTATTGAATTGCCATACGGAACAAAGAACGTATGTCCATGACGAGGTGAATGCCTGGACCTTTCAAAAGCCAAAAATGGCAATTGTTGAGAAATTCCTTATCAGTAAGCAAGGTCAGCCAACGTGTTGCATCAGCCCGGGCTGCCCAACCAAAAAAATACCACACCTATTAAGTTGAGGTGTGGCATGCGGTTTTCCGATCTTTCTATCTCGCCAAGTGATCGAGGATGAGGTCGGAAATGGCGGCAACGTCGGCGTCGGCCAAGCCGAGCAGCTCGCGTGCGGGATACTGGACGACCGGCCCGTTGCGCTCGACGCGATCGCGTAGGCCTTCCTGGTGGACGCGCGCGATGCGCTCGACCTGACGGGTGAAATGTAGAACCGATGCGTCGGCGGTCGACGCGGTTTTGAGGAAGCGAGCGGTGCGCAGCTTCGCGAACATCGCTCGCCGGATGCGGCCCTTTTTGCGCCGCGCCTGCGGCTTGCGCGGTGCATACCGGCTGCCGTCCGGGTTGCGGGCTTCGGCGATGCGACGCGAATGGCGCCGGCGCAGCTCGACGGCCAGCCCCTTCGCCAAGACTGCGCGCTGCGCGGCCGTGAGCTGGCCGAGCAGGCCGGCCGCCCAATCCTCGGCGCGGGACAGTCGATCGACCATCAGGTCCCCGCGATCGGCGGCTCGCCAAAGTGGCGAATCTCGTAGCCGTCCGGCCGCTCGACCACGCCGACGCGCTCGGTCAGCTTCAGCAGAATTTCGACGTCCGATTTGCCGTTGTCGAGCAGCTCGGCCTGGAACTTGAACCCGTCGCGGCAAAGGTCGCGGTTGAGCAGCAGCTCGGGCTGGTGGATCTTCAGCCAGGCGATGATCGGGACCATGAGGTGATCCGAATGGCCGGCGTAGTCCGTCACGACAATGTCGAGCGTGTACGCATATTCGAACGACAGCGACTTCGCTGCGGTGACGGCAATCGACCCGTGTTCGATGAAGATGTGCAGCCGGTCGGGATCGCGCGCGAACTCGGGCAGGGCGGCGGTAAGCGCCGCGCGCAGGCTGTCGGGCTTGTTCATGGCGCCGGTTCCTCCGTGTCGCGTACCCGGGCCTGCAGAGCGATCAGTTGCTCGGCGTTTTCGTGACAGGTGGTGTAGTTGCCGGCGACGATTGCGGCGACTGCAGAGAGCGCAATGCCCGAGGGGGCCGCATCAGCGCTTCCGGGATCGCCCACCGGCACGTTGGCGGCGGCGCCGTCGTGCACGCGCACAAACCCGACAGGAACAACGCAGGCGCGATCCGCTTCGCGATCCACATAGACGGGAACCTCCTTGATGATGGCGTCGCCCTTCTCGCGGACGACCTGGACACGGTCGACGTACTGCGTGACGACCTTCACGTCGCGGCGGGCCGCGTCGCGCTCGGCCGTCCGATCGCGCACGTCGCGCGCGAGATCGTCGACGCGCTGGCCGGCGTCGACCAGGCGCGCATGCTGGATCGCGATGACGACGCCAGCTACGGCGAGCGCGATCGCGCCGGCGACGAAGATACGGGCGCCGGTCGTCACGCGGCCGCCCGGTCGTAGCGATCGAAGGCCCGTTCGAGCTTCACGTCGTACAGGTGCTCTGCGTAAGCCTTGCCGTTGTACAGCTCGGCGAACTTCGCCCACTTCTTACCGCGCAGCGCGGCGAGCATTACCTTGTCAGCCAGGACGAAGCGGACGAATGCCTCGAGCTGCTCGGCCTCGCTGACCTTCATCGCGTCGACGAACGCGAACACGTCCGGATAGCCGAGCGCCTTCCAGTGGAAGCCCATGATTTGAAACGCGCCCCAGCTCGTCGCTTCGAGCGCGCAGGCGGCCGAAATTTGCGACGCGCTCGCCAAGCGCGCATATTCCGACGCGTCGCCGGCGTAGCCGCCGCGCTTCTGGTTGACCAGGGCCGGATATTTCGCCGCCAGCGCGTCCGCGTCCAGGCCGGCCGCCGCGAGTTGGCGATACATGATGTGCCGCTCGTACAGGATCACGGGCCGGCCGTCAGGCAGGAACCCGGCGCCTTTCGATTCCACCTCATTGACGGCACGCACGGCCGCGATATCGACCTGCAGCCGATCAGCCGCGCGCTGCAGGTCGGCGTCGGTGAGGTGGCGCGGATCGCGCCGGCCGGCCGAGAGCGTCGACCAAGTCTTCGGCCCGGCGATGCCGTCTGCGACCAGCCCGTGCGTGGCCTGGAACGCCACCACGGCGTTACGGGTTGCGCTGCCGTAGATTGCGTCGGTGTCGAGGCGCGCGCCGGCTGCGATGAGCTGGCGCTGCAGGTAGCTGACATCGGCGCCGCGGTCGCCGAGGCGAAGGGTCTTATACATGGCGCCCCCATACCTTGAATTGCAGCACGCGCGCGATCAGGGAGTCGCGTGGGTTGCCACGGTGGAACAGCTCGACGACGTTGCCGCGAACACCGTACACGGCGAGGCATAGGACGCCGACCAGCACCGTGTCGGCGAGATTCGCCGGCGGCAGCATGCCGAACGCGGCGCGGATCGGTGCGGCGCCGGCGGCAACCGCGATCGTGTACGCCAGGCATGCCGCGAGCGGCCGGTGGGCGCTCGTGCCACGGCGGAAGGTCACGACGCGCAGCGCGAGCGCCGCGCACAGCAGCACGTAAACAGTCGTGAGCATTACTTTTCCCTCCCCTTGAACACGCTCAGCAGCCGATCGGGCGCGTCGGCCTGGGCGATCAGCCACAGCAGCAGTTTCACGACGAGCGCGGATGCGATCAGCGCGCCGATGCCGGCGTGCACCTCAACGCGGGCCGGCAGCACCGCGTCGAGCGCGGCGGCGAACAGCTCTGCCGTGAGGCACCCGGCGACGAACGAGATCACGAAGAACGCGATGCGCTTCGGGATCGACGGATCGGCGGCCGTCATCACAAACAGCAGCGAGCCGGCGAACGCGCCCATGACGACGTTGGCGTCGACACCGGGAAACAGCGACAGCGTGGCGACGCCGAGCGCCGCGACCGTCGCGGACGACGTGGAAATAGGTTCAGCCAT